AGCGAGAGGGTTTTCCACTTCAAGGATTTGAGCGCAGCCTCCAAGCTGCGAGCAAAAAAAAGGTCTGATGTCTGATGAATTGAAACCGATGTCAATTGAGGAGCTCGAGTCCTGGATCTCAGCAACTCTGACGGATGCAATTGACTTTAATGACCACACCATCAGCCCGCACCGGGCTGAGGCGATGCGGTACTGGTTAGGACATCCGTTCAACGAGTCGGGTCATTCTCCTCCGGAGGAAGATGGTAGATCTCAGATTGTTGATCGGTCTCTGCACGATTCGGTCAACCAGGTCTTACCGGCCTTGATGCGGATCTTCTTTGGATCAGAGAAGGCAATTTCCTTCACACCTCGCAAACTCCAGGACGTGCCTTTCGCAGAGCAGGCAACCGACTACGTCAACTATTTGTTCCGGGACAAGAACAACGGTTATCTGGTGATGAGTGACGTGCTCCAGGATGCACTGATCAAGGGTCTCGGAGTAGCCCAGGTCTATCACGATGAGCGATCGAGCACCCAGACGAGAGAGCTTTCTTCTGTGGGTCCAGATGCTCTAGCGTACATTCAGCAGCAGGGTCAGTGGCAGATTGTCAATTCCCAGCAGAATGAGGATGGGACTTTTGACCTGGACTTGGCCAAGACCGAGATGACAAGCGAGATCGTGATCGAGAGTGTCCCTCCGGAGGAGTTCCTGATTGATCGGTACGCAACAGATGAGAATGATTGCAAGCTGGTGGCAAGACGACAGCACTTGAGGGTCTCGGACCTCGTCGAGATGGGCTATCCGCTGGAGAGTTTCAAGGACTACGTTGGGCCAGACCAGGAGTACAAATCAAATGAGGAGTGGCTCCTCCGTAACCCGAGCCACCGCTTTGTCCAGGAAGACGACTCTGACTTTTCGAACCGGGAGATCATCTACACTGAGAGCTATGTTCGCGTAGATGTCGATGGTGATGGGAAGCGTGAGCTCCGGAAGATCTGCACAGCGGGAACCAGTCACAACATCATCAACAACGAACCGGTTGATGAGCATCCGTTTATCCTGTTTAGGATGCAGCCTCTCCCGCATTCCTGGGAAGGGACCAGTTTGTATGACGAGGTTGGAGATCTGCAACGGATCCGCTCGGCCCTGCTGAGATCTCAGCTTGATGCCTTGGCGCTGGCTGTAAATCCGCGCCTCGGCTACTTGGAAGCGGCAGTGGACGTGGACGATCTGCAGGATACGTCGATTGGAGCTCTGATTCCGATGCGGCAGCTAGGAGCAATTCAGCAGATCGAGGTCCCGAATGTTGGGAGCCAGGTCTTCCCGATGTTGGAGTACCTGGACAAGATTGCAGAGAGTAGAACCGGGATCAGTCGCGCCTCACAGGGTTTGGAAGCAGAACATCTCCAGAGCACAACAAGAGCAGCGGTAGAGATGCAACGAGGAGCAGCCGAGGCGAGGTTGGAGTTGATTGCTCGCAACCTGGCTGAAACCGGTATGCGTCCGATGTATGAGAAAATTCTGAGGCTAGCCACCTACCACGGTAGTGCAGAGGACATCTACCTGATCCGAGGGCAGTATGTCCCGGTAGATCCCACTCAGTGGCCCAAGATGAGTGCTCGAGTGTCCCTTCCCTTGGGAGGCTTGGACACCCAGAGCAAGATTGCCACCTACCAGATGATTCTGGCAGAACAGGAGAAGGTGATCCAACTGCTTGGGGTCCAGGACAACCCACTGACGAGTCTCCAGCAGTGGCGGGAGACGATGCTCAGGATGCTGGAGCTCCAGGGGATCCACGATGGAGCTCGTCTCTGGAACGATCCAACCGAAGCGATGCAGGCGATGGCACAGCAACCTCCGGAGGAGCCTGAGAAAACGCCAGAGCAGATGTTGGCAGAGGCAGAGGTCCAGAAGAAACAAATGGACGTGATCCAGCGCCAGGTCGAGATGAAGCGCAAGGACGACCGGGAGCGTGATCAGCAGGAGATTGATTTGTTCCTCAAGATCCGCGAGCTCGAGCTCAAGCACGGAGTGCCAATTGATCCAACGCCCATTTACCAGATGCTTTCCCGCAATCGGGAACTTTCCAAGATCACTGAGGCTGCAGAGGCCCAGCAGTATGAGCAGAGACTACAACCACAGCCAGGGATGAACTGATGGCCAGAACACGCTACGGAGCTCGTAGACGACCGGTTGAGGAGCGCAGCGATCCACTAGCAGCCCTTGGTAGTTTTCTGACAGACCTGGGGATGGAGATGTCTCCAGCAGTAAACGCCTACCGGGCTGGGGAGTTCAGTAAGGAGTACCCGGTCACTCCGTTCGCAACGGCTGGGGACCGTTTCCGCAATATGCTCCAGGAGCCTGAGTATCAGCGTTACCTCGACAACATCGCCAGTGCTGGGATGGGAGCCACAACCAAGGCAACAAAGGTTGGCAAGGCTGCAAGGCCAAAAAAAGTTCGCAAATTAGGAGGCAGTTTTAAAGATGTGCCAATATTTAACCCTTCTGAGCATATTGGGAAGACGATTGCCCCAATAGAAGCAGATCTGACTGCAGGAAGTCGATATTTCACAGGGGTTGGCAGTTCTAAGATTGATGCCCCAGAGCCTTTATTGGGAGGCCCTGAGTATGTTGTGCAGGAAGGTCGAGTTGCTCAGTCTCTCGATCCTCAGAAGCGAGCAAAGATTGCAGAAGCACAGACTAGGGATTTGCCAGTCCCAACATTTATGCAGGAGGTGGGTCAGCCTCGCAAACCGGCTGAAGCAATCTGGGCGGCAAGGAAAAGTGATTTAGTAGGTGGCCAAGGGAAAAAGGCGGACTATATTACAGTCCACGCTATGAACCCAGATAGTCATCAGTCCAACCAGTCTGTGATGAATGCTACGCTGAAGCAGTTGGCCGCATATGTGCGAGACAACCGATTGACTTCTGAACAAATAAAAGATTTAGACGATTTGATTCAGAAAAAAGTACCAGAGTTCCCAGGGTTGCAGAATCCTGATGTGTTCAAGATTACTGATCAGTTGAGCTTTGATAAACGTGCAGAAATTTTAAAGACTTTGCAGTCTGCTAAAGCCACTGACGCAGGCTCTCCAGCGGCAAAAATTGTTCGAGATACTTTAAGTGATGAATTTGCTGGAGCACAGAGACACCAACCGATGTTGGTGATGAAGCCGTATCGTGATGCAGATGGGAATCTGATCCCTCTCGAGATGGGCAAGGATGTACTAGGGGAGCATCCATCATACACAAAAACATTTGCTGGTGAGGTGGTAGGAAGATTTGCTGCTCCAGTAAAATCAGAGTCATTGTACCCTGAGTTTTATGGCTCACGACGAGCGGCAGGAATGCCAGAGAGGGATATCAATTATGTGTTTGGATCAAGAGACTACCCACTGCAAACGATCACTCCAGAGATAGCCTCCTCTATTCGCTCTCAACCGTTTCAGTATATTCAATCCCCAAGACAGGCACGATTAGCGACAGATGCAGGGCTAGGCAACTGGCGAGTGATGAGCGGCAAGCAGACGAAAGGCGCTGCAGACTTTAATCGTGAATTGACGCTATCTCCAGCTTCTTCTACTTTGACTCGGTATGATGGACAGAACGGAAGAATGACTATGAAGGATCTGAACAAGATGATCAGGTCTGGGAAGATGTCATTGTACTCTTTGGGAGAGAACGGGAAAATTGGGTTTGGATTAAAGCGAGAGACAAACTACAACAGCGAGTATGGGCTCAAGAACCCACTGTTTGCGAATGATGATGTTGCCATTGTTAGTGTCTTTAATAATGAAAAAGGTGCGAGAGGAGTTGCAGGTCCTGGCACAATGTTAGAAGCACTACGGCAAGGTGGGAATGTTCTTGATGCTTTCTCGGTTCCAACGGCAAAAAACCCCAGAGGATTTCTTCCTGATACTTATGAAAAATTTGGTTTCGAAGTAGTCGAAAGAATTCCGTTTAACAAAGAATTTTATACTAAACAAGAAGTTGACGATCTGGTAGACTATTGGAAAAGTACAGGTTGGGATGAATCTCAGGGAATGCCTGAGATCGTTGTAATGAAATACACCGGAGATCCAGATGTTAGACAAAACCCAGTCAGAACTTTTTTTGAACAGGGTCGAATCGGTTCTGCAGGAAGAGTTGAGAACATCGACAGATCAGCAAGTAGCAGTCTTGTTAGACGGGCTAGACGAGCTTCTGAATCGGTTCCAACCAGAGCAGATAACCGACTTAATGATCCAGGGGCAGTGGGACGTAGCAACCCACCTGCATCCCGTGGACGGTTCGCTGGCTTATTAGATGAGATTGCGTCACTATCCCCTACTGACGCATTCAACATAGACCTCCCCGCTTCAGACATCTCTTCTCTCCGCTCTCTTCTTTTTGGCCCTTAAAAAATAATCTAAGTAATTTCAATTTATGAACAACGAGCAAAAAACAATCGAATTAGGACTACAAGCCCGAGAGTTATTAGCCTCTGAAGCGGTGCGGGAAGCATTCGCCCGAATGGAAGAGGAACAGTTACGAATCATTCGGTGGAGTGCTCCGGAGAACACCCAGGAGCGAGAAGCAGCGTATCTACTTTTGAGGTCACACCGTCTGCTCCAGGAGCAGTTTGATGTGATGATAAACCGAGGCAAGCGAGCGGAGGCCAACCTCCCGCAAGCGGAGCCTACAACCAAAGCAACACGCAAGAAACGGTAGTAAATGGAAGATGTAGTATTAGAGCAGGAACAAGCCGCTGAGGCATTCAGTGCTCTGATCGGAGATGTTCCTCCGGAAGATACAGAAGAAACAGTCAACGAACCGGCTGCTGAGGAAACCGAAGAGGAAGAAGTAGAAGAGGACGAGGCGGACCAGCCCGAGGACTCTGACGAAGTTGAGGAAGATGAGGAAGATGGGGACGAGCTCTTCACAGTCAAGGTAGGTGATGATGAAATCCAGGTCAGCCTGGACGAGCTCATCAACGGCTACTCAAGACAGAGCGACTACACCCGGAAGACTCAGGCGATTGCCGAGCAGCGCAGAGCGGTCGAGGAACTTGAGCAGCAATATGCTCAACAAATCCAAGCGGTTCAGCAGATTGCTCAGAGGCTGCAACAGCAGCCAGAGATCCCAGAACCCAATATTGATTGGCAGCGTCTCTACGACGAGGACCCGATTGCCTGGGTAAGGGAGAGAGAGTTAGCGAGAGATCGACAAGCGCAGCGAGACATCAGAGCTCGAGAACTGCAAGCGGTCGCAGCGGAACAGGAGAGGATGCAGCAACACCAGTTCGCTCAAGCCCTGGAGGGACAGCGTCAACTGTTGACAGAGCTCATCCCAGAGTGGAGAGACCCAGACACTGCAAAGGCCGAAAAGGCTGCGATCAGAGAGTTTGCAGTCAAGGAACTCGGGTTTTCTGACGAGGATATTCGGCAAGCCTATGATGCCCGAATCGTCAGTGCTCTGAGAAAATCCTGGCAGTTTGCCCA